AGTTATAAGGAATATTGGGAGAGTATTCGTCCAAATAATCATGATGAGATTTTTCGTCGTTATCTATTTAGTTTTATGAGCGTCCATACAACATGGAAATCTAATGTTGCTGGATATAATGCCATTAAGAATTTCGGTGACTGGCTAGACAATAAAGAACTTCTAAGAGAAAAGATCAAGAATAGTGGATGCGGACTTTACAATAACCGCACAAAATTTATTTGGGATTTCAAAGATAAGTTTTGGGCCAATCCTAAAAACTTTTATCTGACAACTAAAAAATATCATGTTAAGAAAAGAGACTGGATTGTGAATAATATATCCGGTCTAGGAACTGCTAAAGTGTCTTTTGCTCTTGAGCAGTCCCATCCTAATGAGTGTAGAGTTTTTTGCGGAGATACTCATATGCTGGAACTTTATGGTATGAAAACATTAACGTATCAATCCAAAAAGGGTCTTGATTTGTATAAGAAAATGGAAAGACACTGGAGTGTTAATTGTGGCAAAATAGGTGTTCCTGCGTATATTGCACGATCTATTTTTTGGGATGCCAAACAAAACAAAAGTGATTCTCGTTATTGGTCCTATGTATTTGAAAAATAAAGTATTTTTTAAATGAATCAAAGGGATTATTAGCATGACTAAACAAGAAAAACAAAAATTGATAATATTATATGTGGCTACTACTATTTTTATGGGTTCTTGTTTTTGGTCACTCGACTTGTTTTTAGTATTATTGTCAATAGGATTCATACTAGGATTTATGGTAAACGATACATTCTTTATAAACAACTAAGAAAGAGTATAATCGATACCAAAGTTTTATTTTTGAGGAATAATGATGAGCGAAAATGGTAAAGGGTCTAAACGTAGACCAAAAAGTGTTGACCAAAAAACATGGGAGAAAAATTATGAAAGGATTTTTGGAGTTCGTAGGATACAAAAAACAAAACGATCTAAAAAATAATATTCATTTTGAACTTTGTGGTTGCAAAAGTGAAGTTTTGGTTTTAGAATATGATCAAGAAATGGGTCTAATGGATTTAGCTATTTACGAACATAATATTTCATTTACCAACAAAATGAGTTGGTTTCAAAAATTACGATACATTTGGCAAGTTATTCGCCATAATAGACCATATAATGATCAAATAGTTTTAGAAAAAAATCAGATACAAAATCTTAAAGAGTTTTTTAATGGGTGTATTTAATATAGTCTCAAAAACTAATGGAGGCTAAAATGATAATGAAAAATTATGTGGCCGATGAATTGAGTAACAAAGTCTATCATCTACATAAAGCATTAGAACAAGCACAGGATATTATCAAGGTTTTAGAGACAGAAAATAATAATCTTAAAGAAGCGATTAAACATCTACAAGAAAAAACTGAGTTGGTCGCGGCATAAAAATTCAAGTTTAGGGTGTTGACAGGACGATACAATAGAGTACAATTAGGACACAACGCAGGATTGAGCCAATCGCGTGATTGGTACTGAGTTGTAAATTGGGATGATTTGGAGGTTGATTATGACTGATATTAATGTTGCTGAAAAGCAGAAGCGTGTTCGTTGCTCTGATGAGCAGTTTCTAGAGGCAGTTTTTTCATCTAAGACTTATGCGGAAATTGCCGTTAAGACGGGTCAAAAGGTAGCCACCACAATGGCTCGTTTTGCTCGTACAAAAGCAGCACTTGCTAAGAAAGGTGTTGAACTTCCTAGTATGGAACGTGCCAAGCCCACAAAGACTGTAGATAATACAGAGGCTATGGCAGAGTTTGTTCGTCGTTTGAAGGCTCATGCTAACGGCTAAAAGCCATCATTTAAAACTATAAGCAACTAACTACATTAGTTTAAATGACTAGGCTACAAACGCATAATCAACCTCAGTTAAATAGGCTATTGTAGTTGGTTGTCTTATACGGGAGCGTAGTCCAAAGGCAGAGACAAAGGACTTAAAATCCTTCAAGTGTGGGTTCGACTCCCACCGCTCCTATTTTATTTATCATTAATCTTAATAAGGAAATATTATGAAGAAACCAGAGGCAATCGAACTAAATGCTATAGGAACAAAGGTTAAACTAGAAGATGATATTATTGGTACTATTGTTGGGATAAATATATCTCATAATAATTCTATAGCATACCAAGTCGGGTGGTGGAGTGGACGATCTTATACAAAAGATACTTTTATACCATCTCAACTAGTTATTACAACTGATGAAAAAACCCGCATAGGATTTGTATGAATAAAAATTTAGATCCATCTATTGTTGTGCCACTTTATTCTGATGGAAAAACATTACATGATAACTCAGCCCAATAGATTCTTTTATGGTTTCTGTTCTAATGATGGCAATATCCGATCACACTTTAGGCACTATATTATAGAAACTGTACACGATCTAAACGATTATAATGGAGATTCTTTTATAGAAAGAGTATCTAATATAGAGGACTATTATTTTAATGACCAAAGAATTGGTGAGCCATATTATCTAGTTTATGGATCGCTAAAGATCGACTTTAAAGAATCTTCTAAGTTTATTGCGTCTTTTGAACATTTGCATCAAGCAATATCTTTGGTAGAACATCTTACTGGAAATAAAATTATCGAAACTGAAGTTCCGATCTATAGAATAGACAATGAAAACGAAAACTAAATTTACTGCAAAATTTCTCACAGACGAGGGTGGTTCAGCAGGATTTTATACTTTAAAAGAGTCTAAAACAATAGGATTCAAAGAATTTCTTTCAAAAAAAGACGCAACTTTTGCACATAAAACACAACAAAAATTAGCAAGACTTGGTTTAGCACCAAAAGTTTATAGCAAAATTTGTCGAATAAAGATAGAGCGTAGATTCTTTAATGGAGATAGGTGGTTTGAATCTACTGGATGGGGATTTCTGACTCAAATTGTAAAAACTAGCAAACGATTATCTCGTCAAAAAATACAAAAACTAGTTGATGATATTCGTAAAAGGGCTAGACTTTCTTTTTGGGATTGTCACGAATATAATATTGGTATAGTTAATAAAAAATATGTTTGCATAGATACTGGTAAAGAAAGTTTTGATAGGAATTCTGATGCCTGGGGTACGGGAACTCCCGGCCCATTTTGTAACGAATGTAATAAATATACCTGTAGATGTGGCTGGAACTTTTAAATGCCTTATATCAAAGAAGAAAAAAGAGAAGAACTAGACCCTTGTATAGACAATCTAATTAGATGTTTAGATCCAGAAAAAGATTTAATTATTGATAATATTCTTGGTGATATTAATTATACTTTTAGTAGAATATTGGGCGGATTGATGGGTAGTCCATCATATAATAAAATAGCCATGATAACTGGTGTATTAGAAAATATAAAGCAAGAGTTCTATCGGAGGGTAGCAGAACCCTATGAAGATAAAAAGATATTGGAAAATGGAGATATAAAAGAGTATAAAAAACTTAACTAGGAGATAACTTATGTCAAGAGATATTGATAGTATAATGAAAGAAGTAATGAAAAGTAATAAAGAACTTCATAATCTTGACAAGGGTTTGTCTAAAGAAATATCTGATCTTGGTAAACAAATCAAGACTATAGAATACAAATTATCTAGAATTGATGAAACCTTAGAAAAAGTATTTGAAATGCTTAATAATATTACCGTTTTTATTGAAGAAGTAGATGAAAACGAAGAAGAATTAGATGATGAAGAAGATTGGACTCCATATGATGAGCGTAATTTTAATTACGAAAATAATGATGATGATTATCAAGATGATGAATGGAGTAATCATGAGGATGAAAGTTAGTGGCTAGTTTAGCACTAGTGGTTTCGATCATTGTATTAATTACATTATTTATCGGGCCATTAGTATATTTATTATCTAGATTAAATTTTCCATCTTTTATTATTTATATATTATCTACTCTATCTATAATTCAGGGCATTTGGTTCTGTTCAATAGGTATTCCAATATGGCATATAGGATTAATACCAATCTACTTTGGATATATAAGTATAATGCGAACAAAGCAAAAAAAGAATCAAGGTTGACAAGAGTGTTTGTCGATGGTATACTCGTAACATCACAGGGTTGATTCACAGGAAACATTGGAGAAATTAAGATGAAGTTGGCAGATAGGGTTATTGATACTCACAGTGCTGGTGTTCGTAGTGCTTCTGGATTCACAATCGCACAAACCAGTAAAATGTTTAAAATTTTGTCTGACTCTCTTTATTCAGACAAGGTGATGGCAGTTATTCGTGAACTGTCTACTAATGCTTATGACAGTCATATTAGTGCGGGCAATAAGAATCCTTTCAAAGTGACGTTGCCAACCGCTGCTAATCCTAATTTTAGTGTGCGTGATTACGGCACTGGTCTTAGTCAGGAAGATATGGAGAACCTGTATACAACCTATGGTGCAAGCAACAAAAATGATAGTAATGATTTTGTGGGTTGTCTTGGTCTAGGGTCTAAGAGTCCTTTTGCTTATACCAAGAGTTTTACCACTAGTTCTTATTTTAATGGTAAGAAGTACACCTACGTCGCATCTATTGATGATAGTGGTGTTCCAGCACTTAATCTGTTTAATATTTCTGACACAGACGAGGCTAATGGTTTGGAAATTAGTTTTGCTGTTAAGCAATATGATTTTAATGAGTTCAGTAGCAAGGCTATTCGTATTTTCCACTATTTTAAGATGAAGCCAATTATTGAGGGTGGTGTTAATCCATCTCTCAAGGATCATGCCTATAGCAACAAGAATATCGTTATCAGTGGTGATGGTTGGAGGGTGTGTCGTTTGAGTAATGACACAAATAAGTTTCCCAATGTTCATCATCATATTGATAGTGGCGTTATTGCTCTAATGGGCAATATCGCATACCCTGTTGTGGTATCTCAATTGATTGGTGAACAAAAAGCCGAACAATCAGACCATATTCAAAAGTGGAATAGGGCATTTGGCAAGGCGGATATTAATAACTGGAAGAACTTCGTATCAGAAATTCTCAATCAGAATCTTTATCTTGAACTTGATTTTGGTATTGGCGAACTTGAAATGGATGTGAGTCGTGAGGGTCTACAGTATACGAAGGATGTTATTAAGGCACTCCGTAATAAGACCCAAGAAATCTACATGGAAATGAAAGAAGAATTCAGTAAGAAAATTGCTGGTGCTAAAACCAAGGTCGAGGCAATTCAGACTTATTATGCTATGAATGATCTTGCTGGAGGTTGGGGTGTTGGTGCTACATGGACAGATTCTAAGGGTAAGTCCCATGATATTAATACCGGACATGATCTAGAATATAAATTTGCTGCTAACAAAAATTTGTATGCTATTAATTATAGAACCGCTGGTTATCGTTCAAGACGAATGGTTTATCTGACTAATAGTATCCATATCAATACTCTTTCTGGTAAAGGAGAATATTATTATGGTTCTCGTAAAACGGGTAAACTCACATTTTTTGTTTGCGACGTAAAGAGTGAAGAAACCGCAAAGAAGATTGCTATTCGCTATTGTAATGATAATGATTGTTTTGCTTATCTAATGATTGATAGCAAGAATATCAATGATTCAAATAAAGGTTTTGAGGATCTAATTGCTGATGTTGGTAACGAAAATATTATTAAGATTTCAGAGTTTAAGGACTTGATTAAGAGCAATAGTCCTCGTAATAACTCTGCTCGTTCTGGTAATGGTAGAGTTAGTGATCAAGACGTATTCTTTATTCATGGGGCGTCTAAGGATAGTGGGGCGATTAGTAATCCCTACAATGATGCTAGGTATCTAAAAACATTGACTCAAGATGAGCTAGATTCTTTTGACGAAGAAGATGATATTGTGTATGTTCCCATTCTTCGCTATCAGAGCGATAGTACATTTGCTAATGAACAATTGCCAGATCTTTCATCTATCAATACTCTATTGACAAATGAAATCTTGTCAAATCTTGTTAAAGAAATTATAGGTGATACCAAGATCTATGCTATTAAGTCTAGCACTGTTAAGACCCTAAAGGACGAAAAGAATCTAATTTTATTCAACGATTTCTTGAAGAATAAACTCAAGAGCGTTGTAAAAGAGCGTTTTGAAGATGTCTCTAGTTACAATACTGTTGTAGAATTCTGCCGAAAGGAATTCTCTGATAGAGATAATGACAGAGCATATAACTGGTATGCTGAAGGAGATGTTGTTCATCAATTTGCTTATCATATGCTGAATATTTTTGGTCTTGAATATAAGAAGTTCATCAAGAATACCAATATGGTCAAGGCTATTGATTCATATCTTGTTATGGACTACTTTAATCATACTGTGCATATGAATAAATATGATATTAGTGCATTTAAGAGCGAAGATTACTTCAAATATATCAATGATTTACTAGGAGATATTGGTATCTCGACTATTAATAGTAAGACAATTCGCTCTACTAATATTGAATATAATACCTTAATTTCAGTTTTGACTGCTATGTATAATACGTCAGGGGTCGATCCTTATACTAAACTTTTTAAGTCTGACACTAATAAGATCAAGCATGGTCTAAATAAATTGTCTGATCTAAGAAAGACACTTAAGACAGAGATTGACAACAACCCGATGGTCAAGTATATTATGGGGACTCACAGGGTTACTGGTCAACTTAGAGAATTGGGCAACAAGAGTCCAATCTCTAATTTGAGCAAGAGTAATAGTCACTATTATGGAAATAATAATGATTGGCTGAGTCTGATGGGTGATACCAACATTGATTTGCTAAAGATTCAGTTGAGTAGTTTGATTAAGTAATTTCACAGGTACTAAACACTAGGAGTTTTAATTATGGCCGTTCCGTTTATGTTTGTTGATGGTAATCTTACGCTGGTGCTTAATAACAAGAGTTATCAAGTTCTACCAGATCATATTAACTATAGGATGATTCTAGATATTCTACCTACTGCTACAGAGGAAGAACTATTGAAGGTTGTGGATATTCAGAAGGCAGTGGCTACATTTAGCGATGGTCTAGTTGAGATCAAGGATGGTCAGGTCACTTATGAGGGTGAAGTTGTTCATGGTAGTATTAGTAAGCGTATTCTTGAGTTTATGAGCAAGGGTCTGCCATTTCAGCCTCTTGTTAATTTTCTCAACAATCTGATGGAGAATCCCAGTATGCAGAGTCAAAAAGAACTCTATGATTTCCTTGAGCATGAGCATCTGCCTATTACTGAGGACGGTCATTTCTTGGCCTATAAAGCGGTAAGGGGCGACTTTAAAGATAAGTATCGTGGCGTATTTGATAATAGTGTTGGTCAGGTGGTAAAGATGCAGAGAGCAAAAGTCGATGATGATCGTGCCAGAGGTTGCTCAGATGGACTTCATGCTGGTGCATTAAATTATGTTGCTGGTTATGGTAGTGTTGAAAGTGGCGACCGTATTGTTATTGTTAAGATTAACCCGCGTGATGTTGTTAGTGTTCCAAGCGATTGCAACTGTGAGAAACTTCGCACTTGCCGATATGAAGTAGTCGGAGAGTATCAAGGCGAACTACTCAAACCTCTTTATTCATCTAATTTCAGTTATGATGAACATGAAGAGGAATATGATGACGAAGATTATGATGTAGATGAGTCTTACTGGGATCAGTTTGATGAAGATGATGGGGATGATTATGATCCTTATGAGGATGATGAGGATGATGACGATCAGTATTGATTATTGATCGTTGGAGGAAAATGGGCCGCTGGTGCGGATACTAGTTAAGGGGGTGGTTCGATTCCACCACCATTTTTTAATGAAAGAATAAAATGCACGAACCATACGATGAAGATGATGAATATGATGAAGATTACTATAATTACGATTATAATGATCAGTATGATCCATATAAATTTTATTTCAAATTTGATGTTGGTGCCGACTCACCTATATCAGATATGATTAATAAATGGTTCAATATTAGTCAAGACTCTTTCAATGGATTACACTGGTATAGTTTTCCAACAAATATTGACGGTTGGCCTGTGATTAAGTTTCCTGTGAATAGTTGGAACTCCAATACTGAGAAGGGTAATTCCTTCCAGTATTTGGGGTCCAATTATCAAGGTAGTCCGATATGGAAAAAGAAATATTTTGTATCTGATCCAATAAATAATGAATACAGATTACATCTACAGGCACATGCGAAACACTTTGTAGAACAACCAGTCTATTATCAAGGACTATTTGATATACTTAATTAGGAAATAAAAATGAATAAAGAATGGTTTATAATAAAAGATTTAAAAGAATTTGTTGATTCTTCAAGATGTTTAGTTTTTCAAAGTTTTGGCAAAAATACTACAACAGAAGATCAAAACGTAATAGATGATATGTTAGATAATATAAATAATATGTCTACTGATGATAAATCAGAAATGAATACTGTACTATCTTATGATGAATCGTTAGCTATTGTTAATCCGTTATTAAAAAAACAAATTAATAAAAAAACAAAAGAAAATAGATACTTGGTAAGTGAAGCAGTATATATGAAGATTATTAATGCTCTTAATGATAGAATGGTTAGCAATATTTTAAATAGTTTGGTAAATAAAGGTTTGATAGAAACAGCATATGACGATAAGTCTAATGACTTTGTATTTTGGATATCTGATTCACAACCTAGAAACGAAGAACCAAAGACGAATTAAATCACACAAATAATATTGGAGATATATATGTCAAATAGTATAAGGCCATCAAAATTTGATGATATTATTGGTCAGTCTGATGTTATTATGAGGCTCAAAGTTAATGTAATAGGATGCAAACAGTCTACGAGTGTGCTTCCTCATATTTTAATAGATGGGCCTCCTGGCCTTGGTAAAACTACCATAGCAAATGCAATCTCCCAAGAAATGGGTACTAATTTATATACAGCTAATGCTGCTAACTTAAGAAGTATTAAAAATATTATTCCATATTTAACTGGTATGGCACCTAGATCAGTATTATTTATTGATGAAATTCATAGATTGCCAAAACTAGTAGAAGAATTTCTTTATCCAGTAATGGAAGACTTTAAATTGAGTATGATAGTTGATGGTAATGCTGAAACTATTGATATTCCAGTATTTACATTGATTGGTGCTACTACTAGTGGAGGTAGTCTCAGTCAGCCTTTTTATGATAGATTTGCTATAAAAGAGCATCTATCTTTTTATAGTGACGATGAGTTAGCTAAACTAGCGGGGTTGAACGCCGAAAAACTTGGACTAATACTTTGTGAAAATGATCTGGTTGAAATTGCCAAGAGAAGTAAAGGTACTCCAAGAATTTTAAATGCTAGATTACAATGGTATAAAAATTATAAATTGTGTGATACATCAAACACAAAAAATGTAGACGAAATATTTAATATTCAAGGAATTGATAAATATGGCTTTGATGTATACGATAGACTATATCTGGAAGCTTTAAAAAAGCATAAAGGCAATCCTTTAGGATTAAAAACTATATCTTCTTTAACTGGTATTTCTATTGAAACCATTGAAAATAGTATTGAACCATTCTTAGTTAGAAAAGGTTATGTTTATAGAACGCAAAAAGGTAGAATTATAGGAAATTTAAGTTAAGGTGTAAATAATATTATCATTTTAAATAGGGTATATTATGAAACCCTTGATAATATTATTACTATCTATATTTTTATCTTGTATATCTATCGGTGGTACTATAGATCCAGAAAATAATGATTCTAAATATCTAGAATATGGATCAAAATTTAAATATGTTGTAAAATTATGCGGATTGTATAAAGATAATACCCCATTTTGTGCATCAGCAGTATTAATAGATGATCATAATTTTTTAACTGCTGCTCATGTTGTTAAAAATTATAAAACATTAACTATTAATATAGATGATAAATCTATTATTATTGAAAAAATGATAATACATCCAGAATTTAATTCTACTTTTGGTTTATGCGATATAGCAATTGGTCATTCTGATACATCTTTTAATATGAATTTTTATCCATCCTTGTATGAAAAACAAGACGAAGTTGGTAAATTATGCTCTATATCTGGGTTTGGTATACATGGAACTTTTGATACTGGAGCAAAACAATCTGATAATCAAAGACGAGCTGGTTCTAATAAAATTGATGATATAAATAAAGATTTATTAATTTGCACACCAACACGCAAGGGGTCCAAAAATCATACCAGTCTGGAGTTTTTAATTGCTAGTGGTGACAGTGGGGGAGGTTTATTTATTGACGGCAAACTCGCTGGTATCAACTCCTGCGTGATGGCTATAGACAAGAAACCAGACTCCACATTCACAGACGAGAGCGGACATACCAGAATATCTAAATTTAGATCATGGATAATAGAGAATAGATATGAAAAAAAATGATTGTTCTTTATTACCATTTTATAGAGAAAATATATATGGATTATCCCCTGATAAGTGTCAAATATTAGGATGGGAAATAACTAAATTTAATATTGATAAATTATGGAATAAAAGCGACGGAGATAACGTAAGGATCGCAGTGATAGACACAGGTTGCGATATTGATCATCCAGACTTAAAAAATAATTTAATACAAGGCATTAATTTAATTAATCCTAAGAAAGATCCAATTGATGATAATGGTCATGGTACTCATGTTGCTGGAACTATTGCAGCAGAAAATAATGGGTTAGGAATTGTTGGCATAGCACCAAAAAGTAAAATATTACCAATTAAAGCTCTTAATGGTGATGGTAGTGGAAATAATAAAATAATTGCTAAAGCAGTTCAATTTGCTGCTGATAATAATTGTGATTTTATTGCTATGTCTTTAGGCTCACCAGACCATTCAATAGATTTATATAATAGTATTTTATATGCTATTAATAAGGGTTCGGTTATTTTTTGTGCTGCTGGCAATAGCGGAATAAATAGTCCAATAATGTATCCAGCAAGATATGATGAAACAATAGCAATAGGTTCAATAAATAGATTTTTTGATAGATCAGATTTTACTTGCAAAGGAGAAGAATTAGATTTTTTAGCACCTGGGCAAGATATAATGAGTTGCGTACCAGATAATAATTATGCTATAATGAGTGGAACCAGTATGGCTAATCCATTTGTTGTTGGTTGTGCTAGTTTGGCATTATCTTATAACAAGCAACACAGAAAAATACAACTTAAAAATAAACAAGACTATATAAATTTATTCAAGAAAAATACAATGAAATTGAAAAATAATAGATACGCTGGTAAAAGAGAATACGAAGGATATGGGATTATAAACCCAGTACTGTATTAGTATATTAACCCCGGACCTGCATAATATATATCTATGAATATGTTATTTGTCAAGTCAGGAATTTTTTAAGACCACTTGACTTTGTGATATTTGCTTCTATGATAATTTGTATTGAGCCATATTATGAATTACGACGATAATCAAAAAAACAACAGAAAAAAAATTAATAAAGATCAGAAAAAACATCAAAAGCATTTTTTTGATGAAGATCAATTTTTAAAACAAAAAATCAATAAAGAATTTAAACATAAGAAAAAATCTATTATTGAGGATGACGATGATTGGAAAAATTGGGATCTTTACAAACATGAATAAATATTTCTTAAAGTTAAAAACATTTATTAAATCATTAATATCTCATATATATTCTGGATCTCCTAAATGCAGCAAAAAACAAATACAAGAAAGATATAATATATGTAAAAGTTGTGATAAATATAATATAAAATTATCTCAATGTGATGTTTGTGGATGTAATATAAATAATAAAAAAATACTTATGAATAAATTAGCGTGGGCCGATCAACAGTGTCCATTAAATAAATGGAATAAAATAGTATGACAAAAATTAAACAACACAATAGTCAAAAGCAAAACATTTCTTATTCTAAAAGAAATATTTTTGAATCTATCCAAGATCGTATTAATGCAGAAGTTAATGGCTGTACTGTTATAGTTCCTCATGTATGTAATAATATTAATGTTTTTGGTGGTGGTTTTACTAAAGACATAAATATTTATTATCCTATTGTTGGCGAAAATTTTCATATGCTTGGAAAATCAGCAAAATTAGGCAAAACACAATTTGTTATTGCTGATACTAATAAATCCTATGGTTATAAAATTATTTTTGCTAATATGATAGCACAAAATGGTATTATATCAACAAAAAATCCCAGACCATTAAATTATATAGCATTATCTTATTGTATAAATGAAATAACTAATTATATTTCTAGTTTAAAACAAAATAGTGATTTTGATGTAGAAATTCATGCTCCAAAATTTGGTAGTGGATTGGCCGGAGGAAATTGGTCTTTTATATCAGAATTAATTAGTGACTCATGGAATAAATATAATACATTTATTTATTTAAAATGAGTTCAATAACACTACAGCTATTAATAGTAATTGGATTTATAGTAGGTATAATTTCTACGCATATTAAATTACAACACACAGAACCTACTATAGTTAGTAAAAATCTATGGGACTATTTTTTAGGTAAATAAATGCATGAGTGTGTAATTTTATTTTTACATCATAAATTTGATGATATATCAAAAAAACATTTACAAAATCTAGAACTATATAATCCTCATTTTATAGTAGTATCTTTAACGCCATATTCTCATAAAAGATCATCGTTATGGTCATACGATAATTTATGGATGCATAATGATACAATGATTTATGACTGGATGGATAGTGATGATTTTATCAAATCAAAAAGATATTGTTGGTTTGATTGGGATACATTATGTCAACAATCTGTTGACGAATATTACGGAGATGCTTGGGATGCTGAAATGTCTGGCACTAATTTTTATGATATTAAAAATCATTATCATTGGCATTGGTTTAAATATGCCAGAAAATTTCCCGAATTATCAAAATATTACGAAATATTAAAAGGATTAACTCCATTTTGTGGTATTTTATCTTCCAAAGATGCACTAGAATATTCATTACAAAAAATGAAACAAGAATATAATTTGTGGAAATTTCAGATGAATGAACTTAGATTACCAACATGCGCTAGTTTAATTGGTTTTAAACTAACAACAATAGGTAATAATAGTATTCAACCGTTCTCACAATGCGTTGGTTCAAAAGGTAAAATATTTCATCCAGTTAAGAAATAATATAATGTTGGATTTATCTTCTCATGTGATTCTAGTAGCTCTAGGATCAACAAAAATTACAGAAACAGTTAAAGCAATTAAGCATTGTCAAAAATTAGCATTATTTTACGATACTATATATTTAACAGATTTCAATATAAATGAACCTAAAATTAGACATATTAAAACTAGAAATATACCATCTATTAAAGATTATCAAAAATTCGTAGTTAATGAGAGTGCGGAGATAATATTATCATCAGTGTCAGATACATTTAATGGACATTTTTTATGTATTAATTGGGATGGTTTTATAGTAAATCCTGATAGTTGGACAGATGAGTTTTTGAAATATGATTATATTGGCGCTCCGTGGCCTTGGTTTAATCATATTGTTGGAAATGGCGGATTTTGCTTAAAAAGTACACGATTTTTAACAGCACAACAACAAATATGTAAGCAATATATAAGTCAATATAATGAAGATATAGAATTGTGTATAATATTACGTAAATATTTTAAATATCTGCAATGTAGATATGCACCAGCAGACATTGGTTATAAATTTTCTACAGAAGTAGGCGATATAGGTTATAATAAATCTTTTGGTTTTCATGACTTTAAATATAATCCTCATTATATAAATATTATATGAATCTATTAACAATTACTGTTTGCGTAGACTATTCTGATATACTGAGTATTTGTATCCAAAAAAATATTAAAAATCTCAAAAATTGGCATATTATAACTTCATCGAAAGATATAGATACTCAAAATTTATGCACAAAATATAGTTTACCATTTTTTATTACAAACTTATTTTATAAAAATAAATCAGCTTTTAATAAAGCCGCCGCATTAAATGATTTTGTTGCTAATCGTATTGTACCAAACATAGAAAACATAGATTGGATTCTGCTATTAGATAGTGATATTATTATTAATGACTCTGTTGAACACATTGAGAAATTATATTACAGTGGAAAACTATCGCATCAAAATTTATATTCATGTCCAAGATTAATATTTGATAACTATACTGAGTTTCAAAATAACGGTGGATATCTAGAAAAGCGTATTGACTTCAATGGTTATTTTCAACTTTTTAATATAGAAAAAATTAAAAATCAATTACAGTCAAAGTCTGCTATTTTTAGAGAATATATAGATGCTTCAAAATATGATGATTGGTTTAGAGATCAATATTGGCCGAATTATCAAAACAGAACAGTAATTAATAAAACGGTATTTCATTTAGGTCCAATAAGACAAAATTGGGCAGGTAGAAAAACACCACAATGGAATACATAGACTATATTATTAAATAATTCTGAAAATAATGATGGTGCATCAAACGCTAAATTCAAGCAGTCGTGTTTTAATTATTTTATGTTAAAAAGATGTGGTAAATTATTTGATAATTGTCAAATCTTATCAGATAAGATAGAACTCCATCCCTGGAATATAAAGCCATCATCATCTAAAAAAAAATATATCATTTTACGAATTTCTCATATGGTATGAAAAAAAGTCAAATTTTATGAAACAATTTAAAGAAACATATGAAAGAGATATAATATGCAAAAAATAAGAAATGAAATTAAGTTAGATTTTAATTTTACAGATTTTAGTACACATGGGCTGAAGAATTATTTCGGATGGTTTTCGTTATAATGAATAGATTAAAAAATCAAAGAGTTTATCTGGCCGGTGCTATGGATAGGGTTGCTGATCGTGGAACTGGATGGAGAGATAGTATAACTCCATTTTTAGAAAACTTAGGAATAATTGTTTTTAATCCTATTAGTAAACCAACAGATATTGGACTAGAAGATCATGATACCCACCAGATCAAAACTAAACTAAAAGGAATGGGTAGATATGATGAATTAACTGCTATGATGAAAACTATAAGAGCAGTAGATTTAAGACTTGTTGATATAAGTGATTTTCTTGTGGTTAATTTAGATTTAGACCACTATGCTTGTGGAACATATGAAGAAATAAGTCTGGCAAACCGCCAGAAAAAACCTATTATAATACATATGGCTCAAGGTAAAAATCATGCTCCAGATTGGTTATTTGGTATGATTCCTCACCAAATGATTTTTTCCAATTGGGATGAAATCAAACACTACTTAGAGCATATTAATAATTCTGAAAATATAGATACTCATAAAAGATGGTATTTCTTCAATGCAAAAAATAATTAATGAATTAAAGTTGGACTTTGATGATGTGTTAATACGTCCAAAAAGATCTACACTAAATAGTCGATCCGAGGTTTGTATTCAGCGAGAATATAAGTTCAAATATTCTAAGCGAAAATTATTAGCATCACCAATTATGGTAGCTAATATGGATAC